CATACATACAGGGGACAGACCTGTACTGATGCGCAAGTCGCAATGCATACAACTTCAATGAACCTGGTCGATCCTTGGGATCCATGGTGCTCGTTGTCCACGGCTTTTCGTTCAGCAATCGCTTGATCGGCGGAGCAGCAATCAACCGTCCGTTTATGATAACGGGTTTCATGTCAAGCATGAGTGCCCTCTCACCAACGAACTCCATATAATCGTAACCATCCTTGGCCACGACACGTATTTTCGCGCTCCAGCCCCAGCGACTAAAGAAATCCTCTAACTCCTGCTTGGTGACCTCCTCTGATAAGCCACCAGCAGTATCATCTCCTTCAAAGCCAAGGCGTGCTAGGTGCGTCTCTCCATCGCGCGCCGACACATAGTGGAAATTCCGTCCACTAGACTTGACCCATTTACTGAAAGCATCATCAACGTGCATTTCATCGCAAAGAAAAGAAAACCAAGCAATAAGGTTCTGGAGCCAATTGCCTGACGATGTCAGCCTATCACCGCTTTCGCGCATAGCGCGAGGTAATTTAATGCTGGCTTTCTGTTTTGCGCCTGCTCCATCACGGAATGTCATATTCCATGTTGCACTCATAGTACGTGCGTCGACAATGCGCTCAAAAGCGAGTTCAAAGCCATCAAGCCTCAACAAAGAGGCGATGTGCTTAATGATCTCAGCCTCCAACGCTTTCAAGTCCTCGCAAACACCGAACTCGAACGCTGTCAAATCGTTCTCGATCAGTGATTTAAGGTCGCGGATACCAGAGAAATTGCTGAACAACTCGGTCAGAGCTTGCTCCTTCTCGCGGCCCTTAATATTGGAGAGAGGGACTTTCGTCATCAACTTCTCGAAAACCCAGGCAACCTTCGCCAAAGGGACCAAGCGCTCAACACCGTGATCAGCGATCGGTCGGGGCTTCTTCTTTTGTGATGACTCTGCCTTCACGAATGCTTTAATGACACGACTATAAGTGTCGTAATCCAGATGGACTTCGTTTCTGACATTGTGTAATACAGCATCACGCGTCTTAGCACTCATCTTACCAGGCAAAGCATCAAGGTAAGATTCAAAACCTAACAAAGCTTGCTCCACGTTCTTAACGCTTGCCAACTCAGTTTTAAAAGCCTCAACGACCTTGCGTGCTGCTCGCCTTTCAGAAGGGCGGGGAGCATGCTTGCCGACACCGCGATTACGCATCGCGTGTGCTGCTTCCAAGTTCCTGGGATCATTGTTAAACACATAAACCGGATTATCGGATACCGGCGGGAAACGCGAGAAAGCATGACGCTCCCCTATCTGTGCAACATCTTCGAGGGTGGGCAAAACCGCCAAATCATTTGTCTTAACAAGTGCATTGGCGTCCGTCGATGACTGTACGAGACACTCGTCAGGAACGACCTGACCAGTTATCTCGCCGCCCGTGAGGTGGACGCTCGCCTGAGCGCAACGCACCTCGTCATTGATAGCCACGTCCATAACATCACCCAATGGTCCTAAACCAGGCGGTGGTGAAATGACGCATTCATGAGCATCAGGAACGATAAGATCCTTCACCTGGTCAAACTCCTCATCTAAGGGTTGCCAAGCAGTCGCAGCCTGCATATAAGTATAACATCCGACATCGACGCGTGACGTTGAT